GGTAAAAGAAAGTCGGGTGTGTAGTTGCATTGAAGAACGTATGGAACTTTAGTTGACTCGTATTCAAATTCTACCTTCAAGCTGGAGAGAAGATCAGCGACCTTCTCTTCCAAACCTGAACGGTATCTAGGCATTAGAAGTCATCATCCTCTACTTCAGGCTCAGGAGCTGCTTCAGTGGCCTTGAAACCCTTTGTTTGACCAAAGAGAGCCGCCACTTCAGTTTCATCAAGGTCGCTTGCAGCAACACCTGCAGATCCGCCGACCGTGACCACTTGGACTCCAACAATTTTAAGACTCGTACCGTAGGTGACACCATCACGGAGGATGTATGGTTTCTGACGGAAGGCAAGCTTAACGGTGCTACCACTGTAGAGGGGTGTGCTTTCATTAGTGATGGGCGTGCCTTCTGTATCCACCACGGGCGGACGAGTCTCTTCATTCCAACTAAACTTGATTTTGTACTTACCATCGGATACTTCCTCCCAAGGCTCAGGCTTGAGAGTAGACCGCTTAGGATTCTTGAGCTTAGATTCTGCCCACTTGAGGGACTCAACTCGATCTTCCTCAAGTCGTTCAACGAGATCCTTATCAACAAGAGCAGACAAAGAGTAGCCAAACTTACTTGGCTTCAGTACAGCTTGATAACCTTCAAGGACAACAGGCTGTTGGGTAACGTGAATAGGTTGTGCCATTAACAGAAAAAGTAGGTGGATTCAATCACGGATTCCGGTTCAAGGTCTCCAATGATCGGTGGTTCTGACTCAGCCCCTATTTGAGAGGCAAAGTCTTTCAAGTAGTCGTGATCTGCAAAGAGGTGCATATATGTCTCCCGAACAATGGTGCTCAGTATAGACATATCAGTAGCACGACACAGTACTGAATCGTGGATCAAAGCAAGTGGTGCATTGAACCTCAGTGCTGCAATGTGTAGTAAACTAGCATCTAAACTATGGATAAGGTTAGGGCTAGTTGCGTTCTTGTGGTGATTAAGGTCAACCTCATTAGAGTCGCCAGTCCTCACTGAGACATGCTGTAACTTACCAAGTAGTTGAAGTTGTAGCTTCTCTACTTGAGGCTTCATGAGCTTTTGTGTAACAGGGAATCCAGATGGCGTCACCCAAGTGAGTGTGATAGCACCTGATTTAATTACCCTCGCTACCTCTGTCTCAATCCAACGCATAACTCGCATAGGACCAGGAACTACAGACTCCAAAGCATCTCTGATTGCCTTAACGACAACAGTAAGATCTTCCTTAGTAATCTCTACCTCCTTCTCCTTTAAAGCTTCTCTAACGTAACCCCTATTTGAGTAAGGTTTAGCATTATACGGGACGGTCATTACCACCCTTTTAGTTACTTTGCGGTCTACGTACTGTTGGAGATGTGGTGGACAGTTGGGCCTAGCAAGCTCTGCAACCACCTTGTAAGCATCTTGTGGGGTGTCACTAGGTAAGACGTTCACAAGGCGCGCTGTAGAGGCATCACGGGCAAGCCCAGCGAGTATCTGGAGGCCACTACAGGTCGCATCAGTAGCAACACACAAAGTTGTGTAGTCTCTAGTGCAGGCGATAACACAATGATAGTATTCATCGCAAGCTGCAAGAAACTGCCACGGCTCATCAGCTGCCTCCCACTCACTAAGGTTTCCAATAGGATCAGTTGCTACATTTGATATGAGTCCTTGATTGTCCTTAACCCACGCTAGACGCTCTTTCATTGGCGCCTTATCTAATCCGTAAGTTGTAGCAACTTGAAAAGCCAACCAATCTTCTGATTCAGGAGTTACATAACTCCCATCAGCAAATTTAATTAATGACTTACCAAAATCAGTATCTTGTGGAGTTAGAAACGCAGGGATAGGATATGCTCTACCACGGTAATCAAATGACCATGGACAATAGAAACGTTCTTTATTTTTAAAACGTTCTACTGTTTGCATTGTCATACGTGTACGACACGATGCTTTAAATGCACGAGCATTCTTGTTGTGTACCTCTGCCGCCATACGGCGATAGTTCTGCCTAGATTCAGCATTGTCCTCAATGTCTGGTGGCTTATTAGGTAGTGGTACTTCAACAATAGGAATGAACTTACCTACCTGTATTCTCTTCTCAAATAACTCCTCAGCTACCCTTACAGTAAAGGGATTGAGGCGGTATGCAACCTTCTGTATTTGGTTAAGAAATTGGTAGGGCCGTTCATCCTGTATAGGGGCATGATTGCCTCTGCGGACCATTTTATGACCTCGCATTACATCATTGAGGATGTAGCCACCACACGATGATTGTGACCAATCATTAGGTGGAATTAACATTGGCCATGCTAACGGTGAAAACAACGCTGCATTAACCATCACCTCATCCTTGATGTCCATAAACTCAGGAGTAGGTACAACATAAGTTGATGTCTTCCTTCCTTCACGTATGGTCATCTTGGTGAACCAACCACTGACTTGCATAATGCAATCAAGTAGCCAGGCACCTAACTTAACACGATTAGCTTGCCCCCATGTTTGCCAATGTGGAACATCATCATACCTGTTGAATAAGGTACGTGTTACTGTCATCTTTTGACGAGTACCACATGCTTCATGCCAATAGTTATCCTTGATTGTTTTTAACAACCCCGGACAAGTCTTTTCATAGTGTCGCATGTGGCACTCATCTTCAAGTGCCTGGCCGATAGCCTCACTAACCTTGGCTAGTTTGTTACTACCCTCCTTGAATGAAAACACCTTATCGAAGGTTAGCTTACAAGCAATACCAGCAGCAGCCATAGGCTCAAGACCATCTAGATACTGTTTGATCTCCTTGAATGCAGCACCATTCTTACGGGTGTGGATACGATCATTGGTCTCTTTGATACGTTCAGTAACAAGAGGCAGGAGCTTCTCAATACTAGCAACACCATATATGGTAGCACTAGCATAGTCCTTATCCTCCAATTTAATCATGTTATCCTGGAGACGTTTTAACCCTTGAGCAATCGCCTCTCTTTCAAGTGCGATCTGTTCTTCCAGTTGCTCTTGGGTAATCATCAATTAGTAATCTCCATAGTATCATCTAACAGCTGTTCTTGCATTAGTTGCAGCAACTCATCGCGATGATTGTGATTCTCAAGCTCAACAATAAGTTGATTAAGACGACGGTTGTAGGTTTGTTCAGTCATGTACAGGAGAAATGAAATGGATGGAATCGTGATCAGCAACAACAAACTCTACGTTTTGTGCTTCGATCAGCTCGTTGACTTTGTTCTGTGCAGCAGAATGTTTGCGATACACATACTCTTTTACTTTGTGTGTGTCAAGGTTGGTGGCACGAATTACGCAGCATACACTACTAGGTAACTCCCAGCCTGCAACCTTCCACGTCATCACTTCCTCAAACGTATGAGGTACGAACAACTCATCAGGAGAGTCTTTGTATTCTTGCCAGTTGTTATCAAAGTAAGGTTTTTTCTTACCACTCATCTGTTATCTTAACGTTTAGTAGTTGGTCATTGCGTTCACGGGACAACTCTAGAGCATTCCATGCGGCTTGCTCAGAGTTGGGTGCAAGGAGATACCAAACACCTGAACGAAGAGTGATCTCGTACTCACGAAGTCCTTTGTAAGTTGTGTACATGTGTTGTTAAGTTGATGAACAAAGAGACCAGATGTGTAGCCACAAGTATACACAAACGCGATACTTGCAGCCACTATGAGTGTGAAATACTGTAGGTATTGTCCTACTAATACATCGCTAGGGAGTTTCATCGAAGTCAAAGTAAAGGTCAATCTCAAACCAAATGCGTTGATGTAACGCCTCTGCTAGTTGATCATCATTCCAATCTGCGTCCCTGTTGATGAGCGCAGATGTGATGCCACGTTCAATGCAATCTTCAAGGATTGCTCGGATGTCAGGTTTCATACTCCGTGCTCAAATGCAAGGTCAGCGAAATCATCTTGGAATGAGGTGATCTTATCTAACTCATCCTCAGTCAGATGAAACTTATCAGGATGTAGTATTGCCTCGTTGATTACCTTAAGTAGAGGCTTGAACTCATCAGGAAAGACATCAACCTTGATGGATGTGTCATGAATAATCATTCGTCATCCTCCAACATTTCTTCAAAAAACCCACTGATCTCATCAAAGAAATCAAGATCATCATCAATGTTATTCCATTCATGAATGATCTGTTTCATGTACTCTTCATCAGTCATTGTCGAGCAACTCCTTAGTGTCAACATTCATAGCTTGAAGGGAAGAATAGAAAGACCTACGCTCACCTCTCCAACGATTCATGTCATAGCAATACTCAGTCATGCGAAGACGTGCACACCTAGCGATATTGAACCAGTCAAGTGAACCAATATAGTTCTTGGGTTCGTACTCCATCTCAAAGGAATCATGAGTTCCAATGTAAGTGTAGTTAATGGCAGTCATCAGTTGTTACGAAAGAAGAAGGTACCGTTGTTAGTCTCGATTGTGTTGTAGTCATAACGTAGGTTGTGATCCCATACGTCTTGCCAATCAACGGCTGCATACACAATGTCAGGGATCTGTGCATCCATAAGCTCAGTGACGAAGTACTCACTGAACTCTTTCTCTGGACGATACTCATCGCTGGTGTACTCATAAGCATCCTCAAACTCAGATGCAGTGGTGATACCTATGTCATCAAGCTCGTCCATGAACTCAATAGTCTCCGTATGTGTCCACTTCTCACCGAGCTTCTCAGTGATGGCATCATAAAGATCTTTATCATCCTCGGACAAGTTGTCGTACTCTTCATCAGCTGCATCTGTATCAGTCACAGGTAAAATAC